ATGCTCGACTGGATCGGCCGAGGCCGCCGCATCGAAGCGAAGCTGGACGCGCTGCTGAGACGGCAGGCCGTCCTGATGCAGGAGAGCAGCATGGCACAGCAGACGTTGCAGGACCTCATCGACCAGGTGCACGCGAACACCGCCGTCGAAGCCGCGGCCGCCGCCGCGATCGGCGGGCTCATCGCCCGCGCCGAGCAGGCTGCGGCCATCGGTGACGGCGCGCAGTTCGCCTCCATCATCGGCGAGATGAAGGCCTCGGCCGCGGCGCTCGCCGCCGCCATCCCGGCCAACACCCCGGCCGCCTCGACCGAGAAGCCGGCTGCTGATCAGTAGGCCGACCAGGGCGAGCAGGCCCAGGAGTAATTCAGCTCAGCGCGGGCGTGAGGGCTACCTTCCCTTGGAAGCGTTCGGCCTGCCCTGCGCTGAACCATCTAGAGCCGCCGCGCCGTAGTCCGAGGCTAAGGCGCGGCATCAGCTTGAGAACTATAGTCGGATAATCGCACTTGAGGCGATGCTGACGAGGCGTTTAGTCGCCTGAATTATTGTAATTTATATTTCTGTGCCAATTCCTTGTATTTTATTGCCGCAGAAAGTCGGCCTTCGTCGATTTTTATGCTTGAGGCAGATCGAACGGCAGTTGCACCCGGCACCTTGATTAGACCGCAATCAAGAACGCTTGGATCCAGGTCTGTGATAATTATTCCAGAACGGCATAAGCCGCCCATGTTCGCGATGTTATATGTGCGGCTCATATAACCTTCGAGCATGAATTGACTATCATCTGGAACCGGGTCGGATGAATAACCGGCGGCTCGAGATTTTACGGCGGATTGAGCTCCTGTATCCTTCGCGAGGATCACCGAAGTGAACATAGAAGCGTCGCAAGTTCCGCCGCCCGATCTGCCGCACTCGCGGATCAGTTGAATCAACTGCATATTGCCGGGATTGAGGTCGGCATCTCTAGCGGCCTTCCGCAATGTCACGAGCTCAACGGTTTCGGCGGTGATTAGCTTCTGCTTCTGCAAAAGTTCCAAGTCCTGTACCACCGCGCCCTCGAGGTTCGCGAATAAGGCAGATGACAGAGGATCTTGCGTAACGATTGCCCGGTTAAGCGTCCGGTCGAAGCTATACCCCACGTCGCTCTCGATCGCTACTTTGTAGAGATTGACGATGTTCTCGGCTGGAGTGCTTTCAGTAGATCCTCCTGCCCGAGCCCGCTTTTCAACAGCGTTGACGAATTTCCCCACCGTGACTTGGTCGAGCGGCATCGCCTTGTCCTCGGCGCCCCACCACGCGATTGAGGTCATAGCGAGCGCACACAAAGCTTTTGCTACTGGAAATGGCATAGGAGACCCCAATAATAGCTGCCGGCGTTTTTCGTTAAGATTACGGTCTTGCGGCAAGCGTTGGATTTTACCAAACAGATTGCGGCATTTATGTTGGCGACCTCAATCCAGATTACTTAATCAACGCATGCGATCGCGCCCCTGTCCGCGACCAAGCTCTGATGATGCAACTTAGCCGTCGCATCAATAACTGAAGGCACTCTTTGATCACGCGCCTGTGAGGTGTTGCGGCTGCGCAACCAGAGAGTGTGTCCGGATGGAGGGTGACCACCCCTCCGGACCCGTAGGCTTCCACCCACCCGGCCCAGCGCGCACCGGAGCAGCCCCATGCCAATCCTGATGTCCGCCGCCAACCCGAACGGTGCGAAGCTGGAGGACCACCTCCGCGAGCTCGTGGCCGAGATCGAGGCCAAGTGCCAGCGCATCGCCGGCGACACGCGGCCCGAGGCGCAGACGGTGCTGCACAACAACCACCAGATCATGGGCCTGCTCACCACCGCGCTCCGCCATCAGGAGCACAGCATGAAGGTGCTGGAGGCGGTCGGGCCCAACCAGGGGCCCACCGGCAAGCCGCGCATCGGCGTCGGCTCCTGAGCCCCATGACGGCCCCCACGGCCGCCCACGCCCCCGTGTAGCGATCCTACGCGTGCACGAGCGACGACACGTCGACAGGCAAGGGGTGGGGGGTGTCGATTAATGCGCGCGGCGTTTTCGTTCAGGGGCGGATGTCAAACCGATTCTCGCGGACGAAATTGCAAAAAATCAGCGCGCGCAGTGTGTTGAATCCCATCGCGCGCCTGTTCCGCTGATGCCGCAGATCTTCCGGGCCAGGAGCGCGAGCCGCCAGCCGACGCGGCAGCGGGGCGCGCCGCGGACGCCGTATCGCGAGCGCGGGTACGATGCGCGCTGGGACCGGCGGTCGAAGGCTTTCCGGCGCGCGCACCCGTTCTGCCAGCGCTGCGCCGAGGTCGACCGGACGGTGCTCGCCACGCTGGTCGACCACAAGATGCCGGTGGCGGACGGCGGCGCGGTGCATTGCCCGGACGAGGGGCTGTGGTCGCTGTGCGCGGCCTGCCACGGCTGGAAGGAAGCGCTGGAGGCGCTGGCGCGGCGGACGGACCAGATGCACCTGATCGTGCGCTGGTGCGACGACCCGAGCGCCCGGCCGGTCATTCGCGGCGAGGTTCGGTATGGGGGCGGCTCGGAAGGCTGATGCCGGGCCGGCGCAGATCGGCGGTGGTGATCCGCGCGTGGTGGCGCATCCGGCCTTCCGCGAGATCCCGCGCTCACTGTTCCCGCTGACCAGCGCCGAGGCGCAGGCGGAATACGACGCGCTGGCCCGGGTGCTGTTCGACGCGGGCCGGCTGACGATCGGCGCGCACCGCAGCCTGTCGAGCTACGCGATGCAGTTCGACACGATCACGCGCGCGGCCGCGAGCGGCAAGCAGGTCCGCGGATCGTGGTTCGCCCAGATGGACAAGGCCCGGAAGGAACTGGGGCTGGATGATCTCGACAGGCCGATCGCGGCCCCACAAGGGGCGCGGGTCAACCGGTACGCGCGAACGGGTTTCGCGAACCGCCGCTGATCAGCGCTTCAGGCCGGTCAAGATCGAGATCGACGGCGAGATGCAGGCCTTCCCGGACTACGTCGGGATGGCCGTCTGGTACTGCGAGGAGGTGGCGTCGGGCCGCGTGCCGGCGTGCGACGAGGAGCGGCAGGGCTGCCAGCGCTTCCTCGACATGCGCGCCCAGGCGCTGAGTGGCCGGGCCGACTTCGTCTGGTCGGACGCGCACGTGATCGACGTGTGCGACTTCGTCAGCAAGCTCCCGCACGTGAAGGCCTTCGCCGGCCTGATCGTCCTCGAGCCGGTGCAGTGCTGGTATCTCGCCGGCATCTTCGGATTCCGCGAGAAGGCCACGGGCCTGCGCTGGGTCCGCACGGTGCGGGTGTGGATCCCGCGGAAGAACGCGAAGACGACGCTCTCGGCCGGCGTGGTGCTGTACTGCGCCAACTTCGAGGGCGAGGAGGGCGCCGACGTGGTGGTGTCGGCCGCCTCGGAGGACCAGGCCCGGATCCCGTACGACGTCATCCGCAAGATGCTCGGCAAGGACGAGGATCTGCGGGAGATGACCGGGGCCGTCGACATTAAGGACGGGTGCGAGTTCACGGCCTCGGGCGGCACGATCAAGCTGGCGCACGCCCGAGCCAAGAATCTCGACGGCTTCAACCCGCACGTCCTGCTCCAGGAGGAGCTGCACGCACAGGACCAGGGCGTCATCGGCGTGCTGAAGACGGCGCAGGGGTCCCGGCAGGCGCCGCTCGATCTCGGCATCTCGACGGCGGGCCGCGACGTGAACGCGCCGGCCTACGACGACTGGAAGGTCTGCCGGCAGGTGCTGGCGGGCCGGCTGAACGCGCCGCGCATGTTCATCGCGATGTACGCGGGCTCGGAGGCGGACAAGGACCGGTGCTTCGACCCCGCCACGGTCGAGAAGCTCAACCCGATGTGGGGCGTCTCGCTGAACCCGACCTCGATCGAGGAAGAGGCCTTCGAGGGCCGGAAGTCGGAATCGAAGCGCCAAGAGTACCTGCGCACCCGGATCAATTTCTGGTCCCGGGCCGCGGGCAACCTCGTGTCGCTGGAGGCGTGGGAGCGCTGCGCGGATCCAAGGCTGAAGCTGGAGGTCCTGAAGGGCTTCCCGCTCTACGTCGGCATCGACCTCGCGAGCCGCTCGGACCTGAACGCGGCCGCCTACATGGTGAAGGCCGGGGACCGGGTCTATGCGACCGCGGATTACTGGTTACCCGCGAAGTGCGAGCGCTTGCAGGACGACCGCTTCGCCGACGCCTTCCTGGCGTGGCACCGCCAGAACTGGCTGCGCCTCACGGCCGGGACGTTCATCGACTACCGGGTGATCTTGCGCCAGATCCTCGGCACGCTGGACGGCCACAACGTCGTCGGGGTGGGCCTTGATGACTACCAGGCGAACCTCATGGCCTCGGAGATCGAGGCGGCCGGGTATCAGGTCTTCATCATCCAGAAGAACGCCCGGAACCTGACGGCGGCCACCGAGGACCTCGTGGCCAGGACCACGGATCCGGAGCTGTTCCAGCACGACGGCAACCCGATCACCGCGTGGTGCGCGGGCAACGTGGTCGGGCACTACGACCAGAACGCCAACGTGCTGCCGAAGAAAGAGAAGCCCTGGTCGAAGGCCAACATCGACGGCTTCGACGCTCTGGTCGAGGCCAACGCGCTGCGCCTCGACCATGAGGCCGGCCAACTCGGTGCCTCGGCGAAGAAGCCAGCCGACGCCAACCCCTACCTGACCCGCGGTCTCGCTGGAGCATCTGCCTGATGAGCCTGACCGATCCAGCCACGTCCGACGCGGTGGCTAAGGCCGCCGGCGACGTGCCGGGCCCGCTCACGACCACGGATTCCGAGGGCTGGGACCAGTTCGAGTTCGGCTGGTCCGACGTCTCGGACTTCCTCGGCATCGGCGGCCGCGGCGCGCGCGGCGGCATCTTCGGCCGCGACGCGGTCGGCATGGGCCTCGCCATCCAGTGCGCGGACCGCAAGGCGCAGGACATCGCCAAGGCCGAGATGCTGCTGTGGAAGCGCAAGGGCCGCGGCTGGACGATGGTCGAGCACACGCAGCACCCGGTCGCCCGGCTGCTGATGACCCGGCCGAACGATCAGCACACCTGGACCGAGTTCTGGCGCATGATGATCATGCACTACGAGCTCGCGCAGAACGCCTACGCGCTGAAGCGCATCGCCACCGATGGCACGGTGCTCGAGCTGATCCCGATCATGCCGGGCCGGTGCCGGCCGCGGGTCGCCTACCCGAGCGGCAAGCTGTTCTACGAGATCTTCGCTGGGACGGAGTACGAGCGCGCCGTCCTCGGCGAGACGTACATGATCGTGCCGGCGGATCGCATCATTCACCTGCGCGGCCGCCTCTGGGATGGGCTCTATGGCCTGTCGAGCCTCGCGCTCGGCACGCCGATCTTCGACCTCGTCTCGGCGATCGCGGACTACCAGACCAACATCTTCGGGAACGACGGCAAGCAGCCGGTGGTGTTCCAGACGGACAAGGTCTTCGGCGACGGCCAGATGGCGGACGCCGCGTTCCGCCGCCTGAAGCAGCAGCTCACGGACAAGATCCGGAAGGCGAGCGCCAACGGCGACCCGATCCTGCTGGAGGCTGGCCTTGAGGCGAAGGTGATCGCGCTGAACGCGCGCGACGGCCAGACCACCGAGAGCTTCAACCAGCAGGTGATGCGGATCTGCGGCCTGATGAACATGCCGCCGCACAAGATCTTCGCCCTGGAGGCGGTCGCCTACAACAACATGGCGGCCATGAACCGCCAGTATTACAGCGACTGCCTGCACCCGACCGCGCACGGCATCCAGGAGAAGTTCCGGAACGCGCTGTTCCCGATTGACGACTGGCCGGTGTTCTCGCCGCAGTTCGATCAGGTCGCGCTCATGGCGACCGATTTGGAGGCGCTGACCAAGCTGGTCGACACCGCCATGAAGGACGGCCTGATGACGTTCGACGAGGCGCGCGAGGTCCTGCCGTTCCGGCTGAACCCGCTCGCCGGCGGCGGCGACCAGCGCATGGTGCCGGTGAACATGAGCCTCATCGCGGCCGACGGCACGGTGGTGCAGGCCGGCACGGGTCAGAACGCGACCCAGCCCGGCGCCGGCCAGGGCGAGAGCCCCGACAACAACGCGGGCAAGGGCGCCGGTCTGCGCCTCGCCTACGACGCAGCAGGAGCAGCCTGATGGCCTCGAAGCGTGTCTCGATCGACGAGTATCTCGGCTCGCGCGGCTACGGCGGCGTGGAGCGCAAGCACTTCGCCCGGGATTCGGGCGTCATCATCAAGGCGGCCCCGACCGGGATCGCCAAGGCGCGCTACGACAAGGACGCGCGCACCATGCGCTTCGTCTTGTCGGCCGAGGTCGAGGACCGCGACCGCGACATCGTCGTGCAGGCCGGGCTGAACACCACCGAGTTCGAGAAGAACCCGGTTGCGCCGTGGTCGCACCGCGCCGGCGACCCGCCGGTGGGCACGTGGTCGGACCTGGAGAAGTCGCTCGGCGGTCGCCCGAAGCGCACCGAGGGCACGCTGACGCTCGTGAAGGGCGACGTCATGGCCGACCGCCTCGACGTGCACTTCCAGGCCGGCAGCGTGCGGGCGTGCTCCATCGGCTTCATGCCGTTGTCGATCGAGCGCCGTGAGGTGCCGGAGGACCAGCAGGGCGGCTACTTCTACCCGGGCTACATGATCCACGAGGCCGAGCTGTACGAGTGCTCGCCCTGCTGCGTGCCGGCGAACCCCGCCGCGCTGGCAAAGGCCGCCGCCGAGGGCGACGTGATGGCTCGGGAGATGATCGAGCAGGTGCTCGACACCTGGACGCTGGAGAAGGGGCTGATTGTGCCCCGGAAGGTGTTCGAGGACGCGCATCGTCGCGCCGGGCCGGCCAAGAGCACGGTGGTGTTCGAGGGCAAGACGTTCGAGGTGAAAGCGGGCGAGGGCGGCGAGCCGGTCCTGTCGCCCGTGAAGCCGTCGAAGGCCGAGCGCGTGGTCGAGGCCATCGAGAAGGACGAGGGGCTGCTCGCCCGCGTCGCCAAGGCGCTCGGCATGAAGGGCCGCACCGACGCCGCCGATCCCAAGCCGGGCGAGGACGGCAAGAAGCCCGCGCCCGAGCCGACGCCGGAGCAGAAGCTCCGCGAGCAGTTCGCCGTCGACATGCCGGCGCTGGTCGCCAAGCACGAGATCTTCGAGGCCGACGCCCGCATGGCCGCCCTCGACACCGAGATGGGGCACCACGCCCCGAACTGATCCGCCGGCAGACGACGCTGAGGCGGTAACCCCGGTGGCAGCCTGCCGGCTCACGCCACCACCATCCCCGATGGAGAATTGTAATGCCCACGCTCGCTGAGCTCCGCGAGAAGCTGAAGGCTGCCCGCGAGGCGGCCGTCGCCGCCCGCGCGAAGGCCGTGGCCGATGGCGCCACCGACGCCGACCGCACGGCCTACAAGGACGCGCTGACCGCGGCCGAGAAGGCACTCGACATGGTCAAGGACGCAGAGCGCATGGAGGCGCTGGAGGCGGGCTCCACCCGGTCCGCCACGGCGGCCGCGGGCGGCACCGACGTGCTGGAGCGCTCCGCCGCCGCCGACGGGCGCTTCGCCTACGCCCGGCCGGCCGAGAAGATGAGCATCCTCGACGAGGCCACGCTCATGGCCGCCGCCTCGGCCAAGAGCCGCGCTTTCCTCCAGGCCGGCATCGCGAAGTCGCCGATCGAGATCCTCGGCGACGAGGGCTACGAGCGCTTCGTGAAGGAGCTCAAGGATCGGGCGTCGGCCAACGCTGCCCGCCGCCGCGAGAAGACCAACACCACCCTGACTTCGGCCGACGGCGGCATCCTGCTGCCGACCCCGAACGCCAACACCATCATCGAGCTGCTGCGCGGCGAGAACACCTTCCTCGCGGCGGGTCCGCGCCGGGTTCCGCTGATCGGCGGCCAGTACAATCAGCCGCGCGGCGCCACCTCGTCCACGGCCGGGTACGTCGGTGAAGGCATGAAGAAGCCGGTCGGGTCGCCGACCTTCAACGGCATCTCCATGCGGGCGAAGAAGATCGCCGGCATCGTCATGGTGACGATGGAGGCGCTGAAGTGGTCGCTCGCCGACCTGCAGGCCTACATCCGAGACGACCTGCGCCGCACCCTGGCCCAGAACATCGACCTCGCCTGCTACTTCGGCGCCGGCACGAACTACACCCCGCTCGGCATCCTGAACCGGCCGAACGTGAACGCCTTCGACGCCTCCGCCACGGGCGCCGGCGCGCTGTTCGCCAACCCGAAGGCGCCGACCGTCGCCGAGCTCGATCTGCTCGCCACCCGGATGATCCTGGCGATCACCGACGCCAATATCCCGGCGACGGACCGCTTCGCCTGGACCATGAATCACCACCTGATGCGCTACCTCGCTGACCAGCGGGGCGCCAACGGGCAGTACATCTACCCGGAGCTGAACACGAACACCCCGAGCTGGAAGGGCTTCCGGGTCTTCGTGACCACGCAGTTCCCGTCCAACGGCGGCGCCACCACCGACGAGTCCACGCTCGCCCTCGTCGACTGGGGCAACGTGCTCTACGGCGACGAGGAGGACATCACCGTCCGCACCTCGATGGAAGCCACCATCGACCCCGGCACGGGCACGCTCGTCCACCTGTTCCAGCAGAACATGATGGCCGTGCTGATGGAGGCCCAGCACGACATTGGGCTGAACTACGACCAGGCGGTGTCCGTCCTCCGTCACGCCCGCTGGGGCTCGCTGTCCGCCTCCTGATCGGGGCGATGATCATGGGCCGCCGGAATGAGCCGGCGGCCCGCTGGGTTCAGGATCAAGGACAGCGGACATGCTGGCGAACAACACCAAGCTCGACCTGCGCCACTACGAGGAGATGGCGCGCAAGAACATCCGCGGCCTCGTGCCGATGGTCTTCGCCGAGACCACCCTGCCGTACGCGATCGGCGACGTGGCGGGCTTCAAGCCGGCCGCAGCGAAGAAGCTCCACGACGACGGCACCGCCGTGCCGCACGAGTCGGTCTACCGTTCCGGCTCGCTGCCGGAGAAGCAGGCCGGCGCCGGGCTCGTCAACGAGACCGAGGACGAGGCACGCCGCAGCGCGGTCGAGATCCCCGAAGGCGTGCTGGAGGATCACGGGCTGAAGCGCATGGCGCTGGCCAAGAAGATCGCGGGCCGCGACCCAGGCACCTGGGCCGAGGCCGACGAGATCATCAAGGCCGAGCAGGCGCGCCGCGCCGCGCTGGCGGAGCGCACCGGGGGCGCCGTGACCAGCGAGTCCGGCCTCCAGGCGCCGGTCGCGTGAGCGGCGACGAGAAGGGCGCGCAGCAGGATCGCAGACCGGCGGATGTCCGCACCGGTCCTGCGGCCGCTGACGCGCTCCGCGACCGCGGGCCGAAGACGGTCCGCGAGGCGCCCAACAAGATGCTGAGCGGCGACGGGCGCCGCGGCGGCTACCAGACCAAGTAGCCTCGGAGGTCCTCCCATGCGGCGGATCCTGATCGCTCTCCTCGCCCTGCTGCATGTGGCCTCAGCCCATGCGCAGGTCGACACGACCACGTCCGTCGCGCCGGACGGACAGAAGATCAGCCCCATCGTGTTGTGGTGCCGGTCCGGAAACGGGCTCGGGGCCGTTCCGTGCGGTGGCGCCGACAGTCCGCTGACCGTGCTCGCGTCGCCCTTCGCCCGGGCGGCCAAGGCCTTCGCGCTGCCGGTCAGCACGACCCCGCAGACCTATGCGATCGTGCAGCCGGCCGGCACCGCGGCGTATCGTGGGCTGAATCCGTGCCCGGTCGACATCGTCATCTCGTCCGTGACGGCCACCGCTCCGGTGACGACGGAGCCTGTGGTGATGAGCGGGCAGACGATCCCGAACGTCCTCCTGGTCACCTCGCCCACCGGCAGCGTGAATCAGTTCGAGGACACCTATTTCATGGCGCGCAGCGGGCGCGTGCTGGCGAGCTCGGCCAACCCGATGGGCGGCACGGTCCGGTACGTCTCGATCATGGCCGTGGCCGACCCGGGTGCCACGCCCTGCGCGTTCCGCTTGCACTACGGCGGCGGTAGCTGATGCGCCGGCTCGCATCCCTAGCGCTCTGCCTCGCGCTGGCGGCCTTCCCGGCCGCCGCCGAGGACGAGAGCTCGCTGAGCATGGGGCAGGCCGCGCCGGATGGGCGCGGCATTTCGGCCACCAAGATCGGCGCCGACGGCCATCTGGTCGTCACCTACACGGACGGGTCGAAGGTCGACGTCGGACAGGTCGTCGGCCCGCAGGGAGGGCCGGGCGATGCCGGATCGCAGGGACAGCGCGGACCCGCTGGCGATATGGGCCCGGCAGGCGCTCGAGGCGCAGACGGCGGCCCTGGACCTGTCGGCCCGCCTGGGCCTGCTGGCCGTGACGGCGTCGATGGTGTGGCTGGACCTGCTGGCGCCGCCGGCCGTCCGGGAGACACCGGCCCAGCGGGCCCGGCGGGAAGCCCCGGCAAGGACGGCGCGGCTGGTCCGAAGGGGGATCCCGGCGAGCGAGGCCCGGCGGGGGCTGCGGGTGCTGTAGGGCCGAAGGGAGACGAGGGTGCCACAGGAGCAACCGGCGCGACCGGCGCCAAAGGTCCGCAGGGCGATGTCGGCCCTGCTGGTGCAACTGGCCCGGCTGGACCCACCGGCCCCGCAGGCGCACAGGGCAGCACTGGACCTGCAGGCGGTGCTGGACCCACCGGCGCAACCGGAGCGGCCGGCCCGAAAGGCGACACGGGCGCCCAAGGCGCGGTCGGCGCCACGGGGCCGAAAGGCGACACCGGACCGCAAGGCCCCCAAGGGCTGACCGGGGCCGCAGGGGCAACGGGTCCCGCCGGTGCGGCGGCCCCCGTCTACGGTGCAGCAGGACAGCTCACCGGCGTCAAGTTCTGGCTCGGGACCGCCACCACCGACAGCTCGGGCAACTGGGTTGCCGACATCTCGAAGGCCGGCTGCACGGCCGCGCCGCTGAGCGTTCAGCCGCAGGCCATGGCCGCCGACCAGTCCGCCGCCTCGACCGTATGGGCGAACGTGGTCAGCCGGTCCGCGGCGGCCCTGACCGGCAGCGTGACGAAGCCGAACAACGCCACGATCAGCCTGCTTGGCCTGAGCGTCCTGACGATCGTCCCCAACGTGAAGGTCGGAGCCGGCACCGTGGTGCTGCTCGAGGTGGCCTGCCAGTGAGCGCGACCTGATGGACCTGCAACGCATCTCGCCGCCGCTCACGCAGGCGCAGAAGCTGACTGTCGTCTCAATCGAGGCGCTGAAGCTGCACCAGCGCGTCGAGGAGGACGATGGCGACGCCCTGATCGGCGACCTGATCGAGGCAGCCTTCGACTACCTGTCCGGGCCCGAGGGCCTGCTGAACGGCTACTGCATCCTGGAGGAGAGCTTCGAGCTCTACGTCGACACGCTCGGCGCCCGGCTGGAGCTGCCGATCCGGCGGTTCGTGGACGGCGACCTCGTCAGCGTCGAGCGGTTCGACCTGACCACCGGGGCTTACGCGGACCTCGACGTCGGCCTCTACACCGTGGTGCGGGAGGACGATTTCGGCGTGATCGCCAGCCTGTCGGGCCGGGCGCTCGGCGAGCGCGAGCGCATGTGGTGCGGCCTGGACTGGAACGCCTGGGCGGCGCGCTGTCCCTCGCCGCCGGTCCGCAAGCCGCGGCTCTACCGGATCCGGTTCGCCGCCGGCGCCAAGTCGCCCGACCTGGTGCCGAGCCCGCTGAAGCAGGCGATCAAGCTGATCGCGGGCTACTGGTACGAGAAGCGGGAGTCCATCGAGAGCGACCCGCGCACGCAGGCGCTCCCCGAGAACCTGACGATCGGCATCGGCAAGCTGACCGGGCGCTACCGCGTCGCCGCCGACCATAGCTGAGCATCAACATGGCAGCCGGCCCGCTCGACCAGCGCGCGCAGTTCATGCGCCGCACGTTCACGAAGGATGCTGACGGACAGGTCGTCGACGTCGGCGACTATGCCCCGATCTTCAAGCGCTGGGCCAACTTCAGGCCTCTGACCAACCGGGAGCAGGCCGAAGGCGGCGCCGCGCGGAACGTCACGAGCGGCGTGCTGACGGTGCGGGACGGCCCGGAGGCGCGGACGCTCGGCAACGGTGACCGCGTGCAACTCCTCGGCCGCGACTTCAATATCGACGGCGTGGCGCTACCGGACCGGTCGAGCGGCACTATCGCGTTCAACATCTCGACGACGCTGGGCGGGGGCTGACGATGGAGATCGGCGCGACCTTCGGGCTGCTTGGGCAAGGGCAGGCCGCCCTCGACCTGACCAGCGCGGCGCGCGGGTTCGACTTGAAGCCCGGCGTGCTGTCGGGCCTGCGCCTCGTCGACACGGTCGCGGGCGTGATCGGCGTCGACCGGATCTCAGGCCGGCTCGCGAAGTACGCCGTGAAGCTGGCGCTGAAGGGCGACCAGGCCTCGCTACATGCGGCGCAGGAGATGGTCGAGTTGATGCGGTCCCGGGTCCCGGTCGACAGCGGCCTGCTGCTGAACGGGATCGGCTACCGGCGCGAGGGCGGCTTCTTCGTCGTCGAGGCCACCGCCGACCGCGGCGGCTACGACTATGCCCTGGCGGTCGAGGCCGGCCACCACGCCGGCGGCACGCACGCGGACGGGGACTTCTTCGCCGACACGACCGGCAAGGGCGGCCGGCAGGTGCGCCAGTCGCAGGAGAGCGACGTGCCTGGGCAGCCCTTCTTCTACGGGTCGGCCCGCGAGGCGCTGTCGGACTGGAGCAGCGAACTCGGGGCCGGCATCGGCGCCGCGGCGCGCGAGGAAGGGCTCTGATGGCCACACCCACCACCTTCGAGCTCGCCCTTCGCGATGCGATCCGGACGCGGCTGAAGGCCGATGACGCCTTCTACGCGCTGGCCGGGAAGCAAATCTTCGACGAAGTGCCCTCTTCGCTCGGCAAGGTCGCGCCGGAGGTGAAGCCGCCCTACGCCTACTTCGGCCCGATCCGGCGCTCGAACAGGGTGCTCGACTGCAGCGAGTCCTGGACGATCCAGGCGCGGCTCTATGCCGTGTCGACCGCCTTCAACCGCGACCAGGGCTGGCTGCTCATCGACGCGATGGTGGCCTCGCTCGACCAGCTTGAGCGGCCCGACCTGCCGCTCGCCGATCCCTACAGCCTGCGCACGCCCCTCGTGGTCGGCCAGGCCGGGGACGTGATCGACCCGCTCCAGGCGAAGTCGGTCTTCTTCGACCTGACCACCACCATCGCCCGGCCTCTGCCGGGACAGGAGGACTGACCATGGCAGAGCCCGCCCTTCTCCCCGGCAACCGGTTCCGCGCCTATCGCGGCTCCGGCTCGCCCCTCGTCTACGCCTTCGTCTGCCTCGGCGCTTCAATCACGCTGACCATCACCAACAGCTACGAGGACGCCACGGTCGCGGACTGCGACAACCCGGTGGCGATCCCGGATCGGAAGAGCATTCTCTCGTCACGATCCTGGGGCGGCCGCATCGCCGGCTCTGTTGCGGCCGATCACCTCGACGATCTGCGCGCGGACGCCGCGAGCGAAACGCCGATCCCTTACCAATTCCGAGTGGACCCGAAGGACGGTGTCGATGCCGGCAACTGGGCGGGTGCCGTGTTCGTCGAGAGCCTGGAAATCGGCAAGTCGAACAACGGCATCGTGAGCTTCACTTGCCAGTTCCGCGGCGACGGCCCGCTGGTCTGGAATACGGGCGCTGGCGCGTGAGCGAGGCCGACACCTCCCGCACACTTGTCACGGCTCCGTTCGCCGGACGCGAGTGCAAGTTCCAGCTCCGTCTCGGCGAAATGGCTGAGCTGGAGCGGCTCGCAGGCCATGGCATCGGCGCGATCTTCATGCGCCTCGCCGGACACACCTTCGGTCACCGGGAAATCTGGGACGCGATCCGCCTCGGTCTCGAGGGTGGCGGGATGAGTGCGATCTCGGCCTCGGCGCTGGTGCTGCGCTACCAGAACGAGCCGCTGATGGACTACCTCCCGCTTGCCGGCCAGATCGTGGCAGCCGCGGTCAACGGCGTGCCGAAGGGAAAAGCCGAGACCGAGGGGGAGAGCGAAGCCGACCCGGCGACCTCTCGGTCTTCATCGGCGCCGGGGCGGTCGCGGGGTTCTCGCCGGAGGAAGTCCGTCGGATGACGCTGGCCGAGTGGCACGTCGTCATCGAGTCCTTCATCGCCGCCAACAGCCCGCCCGACGAGGGCAGCACCGAGGACGAGTTCCTCCAGGTGCTGGCCGAAGAGATGGCCGCGGGCCGCGCCTGACCACCCGACCACAGCAGGATCGCCGACTTGGCCGAACCGCTCGTCATATCGTTTGCCGCGGACACCTCGCGCGCTCAGAGCGCGATGGCGACGTTGGCCGGCCAGATCGTGGGCAACATGACCTCGATCGGCGTGGCCATGTCGGGTGGCGCGGCGAACAGCAACGGCTTCGGCGCGGCGCTCCAGGGCCTGGCGAACAACGCGCAGCGTGCGGCTGCGGCGGTTGGGCGGGACGTCCGAAACATCTCAACGGCCACGGCCAACGCCGCGACGGCGGACCGCGCGACGCTGGAAGGCGTGGTCCGGGCCTTCACCGGGGCGGCCGCCGCCTCGGAGACGGCCGGTGCCGGTGTGCGCGCCAGCCTGACGGCCACCACCAGCACCATCGCAGGCGTCGCCGCGCAGATCCCGTCGCTCCAGACGCTGCTGGCAGCATTCCTCGGCTTCCAGGCCGCGAAGCTCGTGTTCGAGAGCGTGGGAGCCTCTATCGAGGCGGCGCGCAAGCACATCCAGGAGTACGTGCAGATCGGCAAGGACGCCGAGCGCGTCGGGGTCGGAACGGATTTCTTCCAGCGCGCTACGCTGGGCGCGGACAAGTTCGGGCTGAAGGTCGAGCAGGTCGTCGCCGCGCTTCAGCATGCGCGCGAGGCGAGCGAGATCCGCATCGGCGAGGGCAAGGAAGGCTCGAACACCTCGGCCATCGATGGCCGCCTCACGCAGAACGTCCGCGCCGGCAACCTCACGGCGGCGGATAAGGCCTCTTTCGACAACGCCGGCAACCAAGAGGCCAAGATCCGGGCGATCCTGGATCTGATCGACAAGCTCCGAGCCAGCCAGCGCGACCTCGCCGCGTTCGACCTGGCCGGCAAGTTCTTCGGCGCCGATTTCGAGCGGCAGCTCCGCAACGGCGTCGACCTCACCAACCAGTTGCGGGACACGCTGAACAGCACCTCGACCACGGTGGCCGGCGTGCGGATCGTGGGCGCGGACGAGGTCGAGCGAGCCAATCAGCTCGACGCCAAGGCGAAGGAAATCGCCGACACCTTCGCGAACGCCCTGGCGCCGATCCAGCGGGACATCTCGAACGCGGTGCTCGACACCTACCAGGCGTTCCTGAGCGTCGAAGCCGTGATCGCCCGAGTCGTCCAGATCGCGGTGAACCTCTACACGACGATCAGCGGGGTGGTGGGCAAGGTCCGGGACCTCGTCGGATCGATTCCCGGGATCGGCAAGATCATCACCGCCGGCAACCCGCTGACCTTCCTCCAGGAGGTCGGCAAGGCCACGGGCGTGATCGACCCGGATGTGCAGGGGCCGCCCGCGCCGCTGACCGTGAAGGTCCGGCCGAAGGGCCCTGATCGCTCGGCGGTGCTGCCCTCGCTGCGCACCCCTCGCGGCCGCGAGCCGGCATCGGAGAGCCTCGACGCAGTCGAGCAGCTCATCAACCAGCTCGAGAAGGCCCGGGACACCGCGAAGGCCGAGCTCGACAACGTCGGCAAGACGAACGTCGAGCGCGAGAAGGCGGTGGCCTTGGCCAAGGCTGAGGCCGCGGCGCGCGAGGAGGTGAAGAAGGGCAACCGCACGGATCCGGCCCTGGACGACGACGAGCGCTCCCGTGTGCTCGCCGCGGCCGAGGCCATGCAGAAGTACAAGGACGCCACCGAGAACGCTCAGCAGGCGCTGCGGCAGACCGCGGATGCCGCCCGGTACTTCGCGGAGACCGCCTCAAACGGCCTGGCCGATGCCATCATCAACGGCAAGTCGTTCGGCTCGGTGCTGTCCGACATCACGAAGCAACTGGAGCGGTCGGTGATCACAGGGCTGCTGACCGGGACCGGCCCGCTCGCCGGGCTGCTCGGCACGGCGCCGGTGGCCAGCGCCGGCAGCAATGCGACGGGTGGTCTGCTCGGCAACCTGTTCGGCAACGCCATCCGGGGCGGCGGCGCATCTGCCGGCTCACCTCTGCCGGGCGCGCAGGGGCCGAGCCTCCCATCGGGCGGGATCCTGGACCTCTTCAGCGGCCTGTTCCGAGCGAACGGCGGTCCGGTCTCCGCCGGCCAACCGGTGACGGTGGGCGAGATGGGGCGCGAGCTGTTCGTGCCGAACGCGGACGGCAAGGTGATCCCGATCTCGGCAGGTAGCATGGGCGGCGGCAGCGGCGACATCAACATCGGCCCGCGCAGCTACAACATCACGCCTGCGAATGGTGTGACCCCGGCGCAGATGACGGCGGCGCTGAGCCGCTACGACGCCGATCTGAACCGCACGCTGGCCTCGCGCACCGCCGTAGCTAATCGGCGATTTGCGGGCGGCCGATAGGCAGGATCAAGAACAGCGGTGGGTGACCTGCGCCCGCTTGATGGCGGCCTGCTCGCCTTTCAGGGCGGCGACCTTCGGCTCGAGGTCGTCGTTCATGACGGAGCCGAGCGGGATGCCGGTGATCAGCACGCCGGCTGTGTCTTTCTGTCGGATGGCGCTCTGCTCGTTCGAGGCATCGAGCAATCGCTCTGTGGTTGCGGTGTAGGCATCAGCGAGCTGACGGCAGGACGAAGCGGAGAACGCCGCATCGTCGACATAGGCGGCCTGGATCGCATCAGGGGCTTTTGCGCAGGCGCCGAGCGAGATGAACGTGACGGTGAGCAGCAGAACGCGACGCATGGGATCCTCTCGGCCGCGCGAGAAAAGCATGCTGCGCGAGCCGCCGCCGTCGTGGCGCGGCAACACCACTTAGAATTGACGCGGTTGAGCTGATGGGAATCTTCGATGCTGCCGGCGCGGCGGCCCTGCGTGGTGAGACCATCACCGCGGCGATCCTCGCGTTCTTCGATTTCGCGTCGTTTCCCAAGCGTGTGCACGCCGGTTACGGGCCGCTCGTGGCCGGTGGCTTCACGTGGGAAGGGATGGGCGGTCTCGGCTCTGTCTCCGACATCGAGAGCGCTGTCGGCGGCGTCGCCCCGCTGGTGACCTTCACCCTCTCCGGAATCGGGCCGGAGATCGCCAGCGATGTCGTGAACGCGAAGACGGAGGTGAAGGGCCGGGATTGCGCCGTCTACCTGCAGCTCTACGGCGCGGATCTCAGGCCGGTCGGATCCCCCTACACCCTCTACCGCGGCGTCATGGATCGGCTGATCCACGCGGCCAGCGGCCCGGACGCCTGGAGGGTGCAGCTCACGGCCGAGACCAAGTTCTCGCGCCGCGGGCTACCGCCCTTCGGCAACCTGACGAACGCCGATCAGCAGCGCCGCTACCCCGGCGACGATGGGCTCTTCGACATCGCCGACATGATCAACCGGAGGCGCCCGTGGAATCCCGAGATCGCGGACCCGGACAAATGAGCGAGGCGCTGACCGTCTTCCTGCGCGCCGGGGCACGGGCGACGTTTGTCTGGGGCGAGATCGATTGCTCGCTGTTCATGGCCGATTGGTGCCGTGTGCGCCGTGGCGTCGACCCGGCGGCCAGCCTGCGCGGACGCTACAGCTCGCCGGCCGGCGCCATGCGCCACGTCCTGCGGCTGGGCGGTTTCGAGGCGATGGCGCGCTCTCTCATGGCTGGATGCGGCTTTGCGGCGACCTGCGCTCCGCAGCCGGGCGACGTCGGCCTCGTCGAGCATCCGACCGTCGGCCCAGTGTTCGCGATTCGATGCGCGCTGGGCTGGGCGGTAAAGAGCCCTGAGGGTGTGGCGGTGGACGAGTTTCCGACCGTCGTGGCGTGGAGCGTCTGATGCCGGCAGCGATCGGCGCGGCCGTCATCGGTGAGGTCGGGCTCGGCAGCTTTGCCGGCGCGTCGTTCCTCGGCATCGGCGCGGAGACGATCGTCGGCTACACCGTCATCAGCATCGGCTTCGCCGGGCTGAACTATGCGGCGCAGGCCTTGTCGTCTGGGGACAAACGGGCGGACGCGCAGGTCACCGTCCGCCAGCCCGTCGCGCCGCGGCGGCGCGTGCTGGGGCAGGCCCTGCTCGGCGGCGTAATCTTCGCGCTCGACACGATGAAGTACGACAACCCAGACGACGACAACGCGCGCGTGCTCTACCGCGGCGCGGTTCACTGCGTCGGCCCGGCGCAGATCCTCCAATATTTCCTCGGCGACGTGAAGACGAGCCTGCCGAGCGGCGTGGGCGGCATCGTGCCCGACAGCGTCTATCAGGGCAAAGTCTCGATCGAAGGGCACAACGGGACCGAAGATCAGCCCGCATCGACCGCCCTGCTGAAGCTGCCGTACTGGACCGACACCATGCAGTTGAAGGGCCTCTGCTACTCGGTGGTGGTGGCCACGCCCCTCAGGAAGGGCAGCCAGATCTTCCCTGAGGGTGCCCCGGACGTTCGGCTGCTCGTCACCGGCGGCCCATCCTACGACCCGCGAACCGGCGCCTACGCCTACACGGACAACGCCGCGATCGTCCTGCTCGATTACCTGATGCACGAGAGCGGGTACGGGCTGGCCGCGTCCGAGATCAGCATGCAGACCTTCGCCGATCTGGCGGCCGTTTGCGACGAGGTGATCCCGCTGATCCTGCCGGACCCGAACGGATCGACCTCGGAGCCGCGCTATCGATCCTGGGGCAGCTACGACTATTCTGAGCAGCGAGCCGACGTGCTGGCTCGGATGCTCGCGGCGTGCGACGGCGAGCTCTACGAGGATGCGGACGGGTTGGTGGCTGTGCGCGGCGGCCGCTGGCAGGCGCCGACCTTCACCATCGACGAGAGCATGATCCTCGGCTGGGATCAGCTTGAGGAAGGCGACGAGGCCTACAACACCTTCACTCGGGTGAAGCACACCTACACGTCGCCCTGGCACGACTATCAGCCGACCGAGGGTGACCCGTGGGACGATCTCGCCTCGCAGGCCATCCAGGGCGTAATCGAGGCCGAGAAGAACTTCATCCGGGCGCCGTCGCACAGCCAGTCGCGACGCCTCGCCAAGATCGCGATGGCCAAGGGCAACCCGCGCTTCCGCCTCTCAGGCCTGCGGCTCTCCCCCGCCGGGCTGCCGGCCTACGGTGAGCCGACCGTAACGCTGGACCTGCCGTCGTTCGGCATCAACGCGACGTTTGCGGTGATGGGTGGCACGATGCCGATGGCCGACGCCGCGCTCACCGGCGTGAAGCTCGACCTCATCAGCCTCGACGCCTCGGCTTACGCCTGGGACCCGGCGGAGGAGGGCCAGCGGCCGCCGCTGCCCGACACGTACAACTGAGGCCGGGATGCCCGAGATCTGGTCACGAGACCTCATCCCGTCTTCGGAGGACTGGTCGCTCCGGGGGGGCACCCGGTCCGGAGGACAGACGTTCGAGGGCAACGAGGCCGTCATCGGCTCTCCGACCGCGCGCTGGAAGGCGGCGCTCGCGATCCCGTGCATGACGCCGGCGACCATCTTCGCCATGCGCCGGCTCATCGCGCTCGGCCGATCGACGACCTGGCTGGTGGGCCCCTACGAGCAGCCGAGGGCGCCGTGGGTGCAGCAGCCGGTGCTCGGCGGCATCATCGGCGACCGGACGTTGAGCACCCGGCAGCCGGCGCTCTCGTTCCGTCTGGCGGAAGGCGCCCAGGTCAATGCCACGAGCCTGAAGATCCTGCGTCTTCGCGGCGGCGCACTCGCGCCCGGCATGATCCTGTCGATCGGCGGCCGGCTGCACGTCGTGACGCAGATCACCACCGACGATCCGCTCGATCCGAGCACCAATCTGCCGGCGCAGAACATCGTCGGCATCAACATCCGCCCCTGGCTTCGCGAAGCGCAGGACACGAACACGGTGGTCGAGTTCGCGCGCCCGGTCGGCACGATGCGCCTCGCCAGCGACGACACCGGCGCGCTGGAGCTGCAGCTCTCGCGACACGGGATCGCGAACGTCGATCTCATCGAAGCATTCTGATCCCGAGGCACCCATGGTCCTTGCCAAACCGAGCGTGAACCTCTCGCCGGCCGAGAATGCTGCGCGGATCAGCGCCGCCATCGTTGCGACCGATGCGAACACCGCGGAGATCGCGCGCGAGACGGCGGGGCGCCTCGCCAGCGCTTCCGCCGAGGCCGGCGCCCGGATCTCGGGCGACAACGCGCTCGCGCAGCAGATCGCGGCCACGACGAACAATGCCGCCGCCGCGCTCCGCCAGGAAGTCGCGGTGCGCGAGGCGGCTGAGGCCGGCGTCCTGGCCGACACGCAGCGCGCCCTCGACGTCGCATCCACCCGGGTCGACGCGCTCGCGACGATGACGCGGCCGGGCGACAGCCCCGACGCCTTCAGCCCTTCGCTGGCTGGCGGTGCCGCATCCTCGCTCCCCGCGCTGCCCGGCACCGCCACGGCCAATTCTGATCGCGGTTTCGCTGCGCGCCTCTACGGGTCGGATATCGTCGCGGCTCGGCGCGCCGTCGCGATCGAGCCCGGGCGGACCTATCGGATTCGCGCAGTGGTGCAGCGGCGCTCCAACGCCGTCGACCCGACCAACGACACTGTCCGGGTGGCGATCCAGTGGCTGAACGGTGCGCTGCAGCCGATCGCCGGCGGCTTCACCGTTGCCCGGGACATCATCGACATGACGACGGCGAGCGGCCGCCTCGTCATCTCCGCCACTGTGGCGCTCTTCGCGGCGGTGGGGGTCGACTACACGGCGGCGCCCGGAACGGTGTACGGCCGCCCCTACGTCCAGACGTTCGGCGGCCAGCAGGTCACGGATGTCGAGGTGATCGAGCTCCACGACATCACCGATGCCCTGGCCTACGCGCCCGACGTCTCGCAGTTCGACGCCCGGCTTCAGGCGCAGGAGAGCCTGAACGCCGGCTCGCGCCTGACGACGCTGGAGCAGGAGGTCGCTCACCCGAAGAGCCTGACCTTCCGCACCGTGTCGGATGCCGAAGCCGCCACCGTGCCGGCCGAGATCGAGATCCTCGATGTGCTGGGCTACGCCGTCCCCGGCGTCGGGCGGCAGACCTATCGGCGCTCGACCGCCACCAGTGCGGCTCCAGGCTTGATCCAGACGGCCGATGGCTCGTGGTGGGGGATCATTGCGGTCACCATGACGGGGCCGATGTTCGGCGCGGATCCGACCGGCGGCAGCGACAGCGCCGGGCCGCTCGCCCAGGCGCACGCGGCGCTTCCCGTTGGCCAGCCCCTCGTCATTCCGCCAGGGACCTACGCGCTGGGCTCCGACGTCGACATGACAGGGCGGCTCGTCGACGTCAGCGGCGCCAGCCTCACCGGGCCGGGCAAGATCCAGAACGCGCTCTTCGCGCGCTCCTTGCCGACCGGGGTGATGGCCTACGGCAGCAACCGCGGCGAGGCGTGGCAGGGCATCCAGATCGGCGGTGGCAACCCGGAAGACGGCTCCGACGGCATCGTGAACCGTCTGGAGGGGCACGCCACGTGGCAGTGCATGGTCCCGAGCCGCGACCTCTCCTCGATGGAGTTCTCGCTGCACAACAGCGCGGCCACGGGCGAGGCCGTCGCGCAGGCGGGAACGTCGAAGCTGGTGTGGACTGGGCGCGGGCGTCAGCCCTCTGCCGCGTGGGTCGGGCGCCGCCTGTGGTTCAACTACGACGTCTTCCGGGTAGCCGGCGTGGCCGGCAACACGATCTCGCTCACGCGGTCGGACGGCTCATCGTTCACGTTCGGCGCGACCGTCACCGAGGTCTTCTTCCTCGTCTACGTCTATGGTAGGGGGACGTGTAAGGTCTCCGGCAATACGGTGTCCCGGATCGAAGGTGATCCTTTCGTCCTGTACTACGACAACCCGTCCTTCGAGTTCAGGATTGACGGCATCACCCGCAAGGTCGTCGGGAACCCGAACACCTTCCATTATCAGCTCGACGCCGCACCCGGTGATCGGGAGGAGGCGGTGTACGAGTTCTTCTTCGACATCAACAACGGGCAGATCACCACCTTCCGCCTGCACCGCACGGATATCGATGCCGAGAACCTCTCCCTGTACGTGCGCCCCGACGGGGCGTGGATCCAGAGCCAGTATGGTGGCTACGGCAGATATCGACCGATCCGCCTGACGACGGGCGAACTGGTCTACTCGCCCGGCTCGGCCATCCAGCAGATCGTGATCCGGCCCGAGGCGCTGATCCTCGGCGGTGACTACGGCTGGGACGCCATGCGGATCCTGATGCCGCAGGCGCAGCCCGCGAACTACATGCAGACCGAGGCAGGCTTGCCCGGCCAGCCGGTGGGCTTCGCGGCCCGCGGCACCGACGCCGATGTAGGCTTCTACCTCGACGTGAAGGGCCGCGCGGCCATCGCGCTGAGCTCCAACAACTTCGCGGAGGTGGTCGCGAAGTTCATCCCGCAGCCGGGCGCGACCCACTACCCGCAGTTCCTCAACGCGGGCCCAGGGAGCCGTGTGACGCTGTCAGCGGCGAGTGACACCGACACGCAGGCTGGCCTGCTGCTGGCGGGCATGGGCGGCGGCGGCGTGATGATCGAGCCGGCCGGGGACGGCGCCGTCAGCTTCTTCGGCACGGCCCCCGCCGCAAAGCAGCCGGCGCCGGACATCCTGACGACCGGCGTCTCGCAGCTCGCCGACGTGGTCGAGGCGGTGAATCAGCTCCGCTCGTCGCTCTTCACCTACGGCCTGATCGGCTGACCCAGGAGAACCTGATGACCCCCCATGTTGCCAAGGCCGCCCTCGCGTTTCTGGAGCGGGCCGGCCCCAGCGTAGGCTTTGCCGAGATCGATGCCGCCACCGCGGTGCGAATTGCGCTCCAGCAGATCGCCCGCGGCGAGGTCGTGATGGCCACCCGCGGCGCGCCGGAGGGTGGCCATCAGGGCGACGCGGCCTCGGGCGATCTTGGCGGTCGTGCCGCCGAGGCCGCCATGCTGGCCAGCCGCTGATCGGCCTGGACCGCGGAGAAGACGATGCAGGCGCTCCGGTACGACTTCACGATCCGACGCGGCGACAGCGAGACGCTGTCGATCTTCGTGAAGTCGCGCGACGTGTTCACGAACGAGGTCAAGGCGGTGGATCTCTCGGGTGCCACGGTGACCTGGACCGTCAAGCGAGCCGGCGGCGCGGACATCGTCAAGCGCAGCGATCACGCCGGCGACCTGACGACCGACTTACCGGATGGTCGCGTCACTTGGGACCTGTCACCGGACGACACCACCGCCTTTAGCGATGATGCGTCGCCCTACACGGTCCGCGTCTCAGACGCGAGCGGCCGGTCGAGCACTTACCTCGAAGGCTTCATCCTGGCCGAGGGCTGAGACATGGCGAACACCGCAATTGCTGTCGGCCCAACCCTGGCGGCGGCCCTCCAACCCACGTTGCAGAGCCTCGGCGACCGCTCGGGGCGCGTCGTCGAGGTGGTGCTGCCGATCAACGAGGCGACCCTGCGCGCGGCGGTGGCGGCGGTTCAGGACTTCCTGAACAACATCCCGATCCTCAGCATCCCAGGACTGCAGGCGGCGATCGATGGCAAAGTCGGTCGTGCGTTCGACACCCTCAGCCGCGCGCCCACATCCGCAGACGTTCCGGAGGGGCAGCAGCGCATGATCTTCCGGACCGATACGAACACCCCCGAGTGGTGGTGGAACGTCGACGGCACGCTCGTCAACATCCTCGCCCCGAAGCAATTCTGATCTGAGGCTCCCATGATCCGTGTGCTTCTGTCGCTCGCGCTCCTGTGCGCGGGTCTGCTCGGCCATGCTCAGGCGCTGGACGCGATCCAGTCCACGACGATCTCCGGCCGCAACCCGCCAGCGACCTTCTGCTCGTCGCCGGCGAGCGCTGCGGGGCTGGCCGTCAATCGAGCGGACCGGACGCTCATCCTCTGCGATCCGACGGGCAACCAAGCCATCACCACGCTGCTGAATGCCGTGGCGGCCGGCCGGCGCGCGGTTGAGCAGGGACAGGCCGACGCTCTGACGTTCGGCGGCGCGACGCTCTCGACCGTGCTGCCCACGTTGGCACCCCGGGCCAACCCGATATTCACTGGGGTGGCCACGCTGCCGGCCGTGAGCATCACGGGCGCCGGGATCTCCTGCGCCCCTGGCGCGGCGTGCGACCTGTCCTCGTTGAAGGTGACACCGCAGGGCGGCGCCGCGGATACCCTGGCCAATCTGATCGGTCTCCGCGCACCGATCGCAAACCCGACCTTCACCGGCACCGTCGGCGTTCCGACGCTGGCACTTACGGGATCGGGCTCGACCGCGCAGAGCATCGCCATCGGCGGCAATCGCGGCGACGTCTTCTACGGCCTCCAGATCGGCGGCGCCGTGCCCGAGGACGGCACGGCCGGCATGGTCAACCGCCTCGAGGGGCATGCAACCTGGCAGGCGATGAAGCCGAGCCGCGACATGGCGACGATGGAGTTCGCGCTCCACACGACCGTCGCGACCGGGCTGGCGACGGCCGCGGCCGGCTCGAATCAGCTCGTCTGGGTGGCGGGCAACGGTCGCCCCTTCAACTCCGCATGGGTCGGGCGGAAGATCTACTACAACGACAGCGTGCTGCGCATTGCCTCGGTCGCATCGGATGGCAGCTCCGCGACCGTGAGCGCGAAGGACGGTTCGGCCTACAGCTTCACCGCTGCCGTCTCCGACGTCTACACGGTCGGGTACGTCTACGGCACCGGCAAGGCCAACGTCGCCGGCACCGCTGTCACGCGCGTGTCGGGCGATCCCTTCCTGCTCTACGTGAACGATCCCGCCTTCGAGTTTCGGATCAACGGTACGAAGCAGGCCCTCACAGGCTTCACCGACTCGAAGACGGTGACGCTGGCCAACAACCTCGGCAATCTGACCAACGCGACCTATGAGTTCTTCTGGGACGCCAATGACCAGATCGTCACGTTCCGGTTGCACTCCAGCGATCAAGACATCGAGAACCTCTCGCTCTACCGTCGCTATGACGGATACTGGTTCGAGTCGCAGTACGGCGGCTATGGCAAATACCGGGACATCCGCTTCAGCACGGGCGAGCTCCCCTATTCGACAGGCTCGAAGGCGCAGCAGGTCGTCCTCCACCGCGATGGCGCGCTGAGTCTTGGCGGCGACTATGGCTGGGACGTTCTGCGGATCCCTCGGCAGACCCAGCAGCGGGCGAACTACTTCAACATGACGCCCGGTCCCGCCGGCTTTGGACCGGTGCTCTCGACGCGCGGCTCCGATGCGAACGTGCCGATGGCGTTCGATACGCGGGGCAACGGCTCCTACACCTTCACCTCGAACAACTTCGGCCAGGCCCTCTTCCAGATCTACGGCACGACGAACACCGGGCTGGGCAACCTCGCCCTCTACCCGGGACCGATCCCCGGCATCGCAGCGGTGAGCCCGAATGCCAACGCGGCGTTCGAGTTGGTCGGTAAGGGCACGTCGGGCGTGCTGGCTTCGCCTTTCACGGCGACGGCGGCGCCGACCACCACCGACATTCCGACCGGTCGCTGCGCCGACTGGAGCAACAGCTCCGCCGGCACGCTGAGTCGGGTGTGCAACGTGGGCGGCACGCTGACGACCTCGACGACCCTGGCTGGCACCACCGCCTCGATCGGCGGCTCGGCGCTGGCGGCCGGGGCGTGCGCGTCCGGAACTGCGACGATCGCGGGCGCGAAGTCGGGCATGGCGGTCGCGGCCACCCCCAGCACCTACCCCGGTGATGGCATCTTCTGGAACGGGTACGTCTCGGCCGCCAACACGGTGACGGTGAAGGTGTGCGGGGCCGTAGCTTCGACCCCGGCGGCATCCGCCTACAACGTGCGCGTCCTGCAATGACCCGAGGCGCGCAGGCTACCGCGGCGCTGGTGCTCGGCGGCCTCATGCTGCTGGCGATCGCTTGCCCGGCAAGCGCCGCTGCGCGACGCCATCGCCCCCGCACCGTGTGCGTGCCCGTCTTCATCGAAGGCGCAGGACTCGTGCGGATCTGCCCGCCGACCCGCCGGCGCTGACGCTTCCACACGCCCCGACATCGTGAGGACGACATGACCGTGGAGGAAATCCAGCGGGCGCTGATCGCGCGCGGGTACGATCTGGGCAAGGCCGGAGCCGATGACGATGCCGGGCCGAAGACCATTGCGGCGCTGACGGCGTTCCAGAAGGCGGCCGGACTGCACGCGGATGGCATCGCCGGGCCGCTCACCCAGAAGGCGCTCGGCTCGGCCGACGTGACCCAGCAGAAGGCCGCGCCGGACATGCCCGGCTGGCTGGCCCTGGCGAGCCACGAGCAGGGGACCCACGAGGGCGTCGGCAAGGCCAACAACCCGAAGGTGGTGGCCTATTTCAAGGACGCCGGCTTCCCGGGCATCAAGGACGACGCCACGTCGTGGTGTGCGGCGTTCGTCGGCGCGATGCTGGAGCGCTCCGGCCACAAGCCCTCCGGCAGCCTGGCCGCACGATCCTACGAGGGGTGGGGCATCGGCCTGAAGGAGCCCGTGCTCGGCTGCGTGGCCACGAAGAAGCGCGGCAACAGCTCCTGGCAGGGCCACGTGTTCTTCATCGTCGGCGCTGACAAGACGCACGTCTACGGGCTCGGCGGCAACCAGACCGACGCGGTGAACGTGGCGACCTTCAAGCGATCCGAGATCACCTCGTTTCGGTGGCCGTCCGACGTGCCGATCCCGACCGCCTCGAAGCTGCCCACCACGGTGGCGGGGGCGAAGGCCGGCGTCAGCGAGGCCTGACCTCAGTTCCGCGGTTTCCGCGGTAGTTCGACCCGCGCCGGCCGGGCCAGCCGAGCACCCCCGACAATCGAGACCCGACATGAACCGCTTTCTCCGCAGCGGCGCGCTCGCGTGCGCGCTCGCCTTCGCCGCCGCGCCGGTGCTTATGCCGCTGGCCGCCTTCGCCCAGACCGCCGCGACCGTCGCCCAGCCGGCCACGGACACCGCCGTCGTCACGGTGCCGCTGGGCACGTGGCTGGCCTCCTATGCCGCCGGCATCCAGGAGATCGTGGTCTCGCTCATCATGGGCCTGATCGCCTTCGCCTGCCGGAAGTTGCCGGCGGCGATCGGCACGGTGATCAAAGGCGTCCTGACCCAGCAGCTCGTCGAGCGCGCCATCGCCTTCGGGTTCAACACGGTGCAGGGCGCGGCCGCGGGCATGAAGCTCTCGGTCGACGTCCGCAGCACCGTCCTGGCCAACGCCCTGAACTACGCCGTGCAGCACGCGCCGGAGTGGTTCATCAAGTGGGTCGGCGGCACCTCAGCGATCCGCGACCACATCATCGCGCTGCTGCCGCAGGATCCGGACGCCTCCCTCGCGCATGCCACGCCGACGGCGCTCGGCGCGACCACGGCTGACCCGGTCAAGTCGCTCGGCTGATGTTCAGCCTCTCTGCCCTGCTGAGCACGCTGCTCGGCCTCCTCGCGAGGACGTTCTCGGACGCCATCGTGAAGGAGGTCGACAGCCTGCGGCATGACCAGGATCAGCGCGACCTCGGCGCGGCGCAGCAGGCGAATGCCTCCACGCTGGTCGCCGAGGCGCAGGAGGCCCGGGCGCGCGCGGCCGCCGACGCCGCCGCGGACGGGCCCGACGACGACCGCGACATCCTCCCGGAGACGACCTCGTGACCTGCATCGGCTTCGCCCTCGGGCTCGCGATCCTGCACTGCGACCTCGCCGTGCCGGCGGTCCCGGCCGCCCGGCTCTGTCAGGTGATGACCTCGCCCGTGCAGTACGCGCGCACGGACGATCCGCGGACCCGGCGCCGGCTGCGGTCTCTCAACGCCGCATGGCGGTCCGAGTGCGGCTCGCGCTGACCCAGGAGCGTTCGTGTTCATCACCGCAGCGCACGCGCAGGCCGCCGAAGCCACGCAAGCGGCCGTCAAGGCGGGCGACTGGTATCTGACGCAGGGCGTTCTCGGCGTCACCTGCGTGATCCTCGGACTCGCGGTCGGCTTCCTGTTCTGGAAGCTCGATCGGCTCAGCACCACGATCATGCGCGAGATGATCACCGCGCTGCAGGCCAACACCGCAGCGACCGTCGCCGGCAACCTCACTGTCTCTGCCTTGAAGACCACGCTCGATGCGACGGACGACGGGGTCGAGAAGCTATCGCACCAGACCGAGTTGGCCGCCCAGGCAGCGGCGGCGCGAGCAGCGCAGATCATCGACGGACAGACGGAAATCAAGCGACGGCTGGAGGGGCGCCCCTCATGACGTGGAAGTCGATGCTGGCCCTCGTGATGCCGGCGGCCCTCCGGAAGGACGCGCACGCGGAGTTCACCCGCGCCGTGGCGGCCAGCGTCCACGCGAACAAGAACCGCCGCAAGGCGCTCGTTCAGGCCACCCTGGCAGCGGACAGCCGGGCGTCATCCATGGAAGCCACGATTCACCGCATCGAGGGGCGCTCGGGGAATCGCCTCGTCCAACGTCCGCAGGCCGGCGAGGCCGTCCTCAAGGTCGCCGAGGCGACGCGAGAGCTCCTGAGAAAGTCGAGATGAAGGTCCTCCGCGACTTCCTGCGCAGCCGCACGCTGTGGCTCGGACTGTTCCTGATCTTCGGCTTCTGGGCCGTGGTCCCCTGGGTCCCCATTCGGCCGCAGAACGAGTTCCTCCGCATTGGCCGGACCGTGGTGGCCATCGCGGTCTCGATCGCGTTCCTGCCCGGGATCTTCAAGGCGCTGCGCACGCCCTGGCCGTCCTACAGCGGGCAGCTCATCCTCGGCATCGTCCTCTCGTGGGTTGGTGTCGCGGGCTCGGCCGGCTGGGTGCTGATCTGGGCCTCCGGCGGGCAGCCGCAGTGGATGCTGGATTCCAATATCAACGGCTGGTTTCTCTGGCTTCAGATCCTGGGTGGGACGCTGCATCTGACCGCGAAGCACAGCGTCGAGGATGACATCCCGCGCCCGAACTGGATCCGCTTCGGCATCGCCGTCGCGATCGGCGTCCTGATCGGGATCGCGTTCATGGCGAGCGCTCCGGACATGCACAGCCTGGCGCTGGCGCTGAAGCCGATCTTCGCCGAGAACCCGAACGCGCCGGACTGAGCCTGATGCTCTGGTCACACCCGGGCGAGACCGTGATGTACGTCGGCATCGGCGTGCTCATCGGCATCATCGCCGCCGGCATCGCCCAGCAGATGCAGCCACCGCCCGAGTGA